CAGGTGTAAAGTCCCAGTCATCGTAATGAGATCTTACCTGATCTGCATTAATCCAAACTCCACCAATAAGATCAGCAAACGGTTCTGCTAGTGTGCTTTTACCACTGCCGGGTAGTCCAAATATTAAAATCTTCACTGTCTATCTTTCCAAAATGATCGATCCCAATGCTGACGTTCTGCACTGGTTACTAGTTTGTTATCTACTGGCTCCATATCAGACGTAAGATCAATACGTTCAACATCAAAGCCTACTTGCCTTCCCATGAATACATTAGTAATGTTAGGTACAAGCATTACAGTATACTGTCCGTGATAATCTGGTTCTAAATCGTCGATGATCTGCTGTTTAATTTCATCAAATGTATACTTACCATCTCCTTGATGGCGCACCATAATAACAACTTGCCGGGGAGTTGTCTTCTTTGGATCTCTATGATTGCTATAGGGCAAGCTAGAAATCTGTTCAAACATAGCACGATGACCTGCGTTCCACGGTTGGAAACGTCCTAACATCATACCAGTATTCTTACTCCAGTCTATTTCTGGATTATAGGCCATTTGTTATAAATCTTCTCTGCAAACTCTTTGTGTGAAGTTGTATCAGGATGCCCGTGTTCTTGATAAAAATCGTAATCATAAGGCGGTCTAATCTTGTTATAGGTATTCACAAAACTGTAATTCAATAAATCAAAACTATTAGAGTTATCGAATTCAGCATAAAAATCTTTAAGTACATCTAAGTTGGGATCAATACACTGTATATCTCGAGTAACATCTGCTGCCCAAAATATAATTAAATGATATCCTAGACTTTTACAAAGATGTAATAGCATACTAGCTTGATAAAGTGTATTAGTTATAGCAGCGTCAGCATTTAAAGTTTTTACCCATTCTTTTAGGTAATTTTTGTAAAACCTAGGAAGGCCTTCTGCAGGGATGGGTCCTGCTGTCCACCAATCATTATTAATTGCTGCTTGAAAACTAGCAAACTCGCCGTCATCAAATTCAAATTGATACCATTTTTTAATACCGTGATCCTCGATCCAAATCTCTGTCCTATACCAAAAGCTCAGCCCTACACACACTAAACATTTTTCAACACCAGCCTGTTTAAGTTTTAATAGATCTCTAGTGGTTGTTCTAAATATACGAGTGTTACTACTACCAGGAATGCCTTTATGTAATAGTTTACTGCTAGTTAATTGACTGAGATAATCCCCATAGTTCTTACCATTAGATAGGCTATAGCTATCACCATTTACATATATCACAGTTTAGCCTCACTTAGTATATGCTTAACCCATTCTGTATCAGCAACGTAGTCGTGAAACTTACGCTTCCAAAAGTCAGGCTCAATGTATGGAAACGCAATTTCAATTTGCTCTGGATTTAGTTTGTCCAACATCTCTACACCTGTTGTACAGTTAAAAATTACCCAACTACTTATACGGCCTTTTGTGATATCACTTACAATACGATTGGTGTTAGCGTATAAGAAGTAGTGATTGTACACACTCTCTTTTTCCTCGGCCCACTCTAGCATAGTTTCCATGCTACGCTCTAGCGCATCCTGCACACTCTCACGCTTTAGGTGTTGGAAGAGGAAGTCCTGATATATAACATCTTTACACCAGTGGTCCAGCTTCTTGTTTTCCTTAATAACGTAATCAATAAAGCCACGTATGTTGATTGCTCGTATGTTCTGGCAGTGTCTACCAAACTTAACAAACGCATTGTAGTATGGGGACTCTGTAAAGTCTGCATATGTTTTTAGTTTAGCACTACCTTGCGTTAGTTCATAGAAACGCAAGTAAGCCTGCATACCAATCTGTACACCCGGCTCCTTTTCCTGTTGTGCTCTACGCTTGGGTTCACACAGATGCGCTGCTAGTGTGCTTTCCTTACGATAACTTTTAGCGCAGTACTTGCACACATAATCTTTAGGTTCCATACTATGATTAATTATAGCATCTACGATAACATCACGCAAGTCTGTCATTGACAAATTCTCTTATCTTAATTGCTATAATTTTGTTTGCAGCTGGTGTTAAATGTCCGTCTGGTAAGAAATGGCTTTTATCACCAATCCAACAGGTAAGAGTAGTATCATAAGGCAAAATCCATTTAGTTTTATCTATAGTAGCAATTTTTCCTAATATGCGTTCTTTGTCAATGTTGTCCTTTATGCTAAATGCTGTTAAAGGAACAAATCCATTAAAAAAGAATACAGGGATAGATAATGATGTAAAAAATCTATCTATTGTATTAATCTGGTCAATCCAATTACTGAAAGCTAGGGTATCAGATATACTTTCGTCTCTAAAAATTTTTTTATAACTTTCCTCTCCGGGCACTTCACTGCGGGCAGGATCTGTCCATTGGATGATTGCACATGTAATTCTTCCATGCATCCTTGTGACTGTATCAACGCTAGTCCTCAGTATTCTATGATTACTACCGCCCCCCAAAGCATCATTTAAAACGTCAAAACCTTTTATGTTTACCTGCCATGGCCAGCACTCCGTACGATTATTATAATATGCCCCTTCTGTGAAACTACATCCGTTGGTATAAATTAAACTATTATACATTAGTATCCACTGGCCTCAGCAAGTTCTTTAAGTTCCTTGGGTGTAGTAATGCTTGCTAGCAAATCTAGTTCATCCTCTTTATAGTTTGGATATAGCACTGCGAGCTGCTTGCGTATATCACTGTTGTTAGACTTTTTCTTCTTATTGCCAATCCACTGATGAAACTGATTGCCCATACCCGGACTTACTGTACATAGCAACTGCCATACTAGTTTAGGATGCTTGTTAAGTGCAAAGTAGTTTACATTCACACGTTGATTAGTAGCCATAAGATAATAGGCGTGGAGCTCTGCGCTACCTTTAACGATACTCATATATCTATTGAGCAAGAATGGTGCGATCTTCTTTTGCTGCTCTGGTGTACACTTGTCCCAGAACTTCCGATCCTTGCGATCTAACGCACCAAGTACTTTGTTAAGAGGTAAATCGCTCAAACTTCATTCCTCGAGTAGTAATATGTTCTGCTAGTGCCATATAAAACATATGACTGTCGCTTATCTCTCCAAAGTGTATCCACATAACACGTTTACCTTGTGCACTACGCTCTATCTTTCTGCTTGCAGGAATATCTCGCTCACGAAAGTAATCATCTACTTTACGTTGCACTACACTAAGAAGCTTTTGGTGACTGTGACTCTGCGGGTCTACCATATAATAGTACACTCTATAGTCTTCACGTACAATAATTTTTCCAGTAGAATATGCGTACACGTCATAGTTCATTACCAAGCCTTTGTAATATCTACAATCTCATTCTGTCTGTTGATCTCTTTAGCGCAATAGATGCACATCGGCTTTTCGCCTACTTGAATTGGAATAGCGAGAATCTGTCCTTGCTTTAGTTTTGGGAAGAACCATTTTACATCTATGTATAAGTCAACAATGTTTACAGGAAGGTAGTCTGCTTTGTAACTGCTAAGTGGATTAAAACTAAAAGCATTAAAGCCTCTATCGTTAAGGCTACTAAGATTGATCATTTCTAAATCGCCAATTTCTTTTTCGCCAATAAGTATCTTCCAATCTACTGGTAGTTTAATTTGATTGCCGGCAACATCTAATACTAGCGCAGGGCTGTTAAAACTCTCGAGGAAGATTAAAGGGATAAAAAAGTAATCAGGATTGTTAGGATCGCTGTTATCTAATATAGCAAACCGTAAATCATCTACCTCATCGGGCAGTTCATTCATTTCAAAGGCTGTGTCTTCTAGTGTTAGTATTCTCATTGCCAATCTACTTTCTGAATGTTGAACGGGTATTTCGCTTCCTTGTAGAACGCCTTGCGTTTCGTAAGGTGCCTCTTGGCAAACCTACAGGTTGACGTAACATCCCATATCTGGACAAAGTCCTTGTCTTCTGCTCGTCTGATTCCTCGTCCAATGCTTTGGATGACTCTGACGAAACTTTTTCCCGGCTCAATAAGTACCAAATTGAATATACGAGGGATATTAATACCCACAGCGGCAACACCATAAGTCGCAATAATAACCTTATCAGTCGCATCAGCCACCTCATCATAATGGTCCTTACGTTCTTGTGCTTTCGTTCCACCGCTAACAAATACGGAGGACGAAATCCTTTTTTCAAGTTCTTTTCCTGCATTGATTCTGTCCACTAGTACAAGAGTGTTACCTGACAGTTTGATTTGCTCTATAACACCTGCTATATAATCCAATCTATCAGTCTGCTCTAGCAAGTATTTAAGCTCGCTTTGATAGTTTGTATATTCCTTAGTGTCTATTAATTGTAACACATTCACTTCACAATTAGCAAGAACTCCTCGCTCTTGCAAATCACTTGCACTGATCTGATTGATAACAGGTCCTAGGCTGCACACCAAACTGATCTTTTCAAAGTCTTCTTTGGGTACTGTTCCAGTTAGTCCCCAACGTATTGGTATGTGACTCATTACACCTGTTAGCAGTGTCTTTAGTGCATCTGCTTTAGCCATGTGTACTTCGTCTACCATAATGCATACAACGTCCTCGAGGAACTCCTGTATGGTAATAGGTGCCACTTGGTTTTTAGTATTCTTAAGCAGTATGTTTAGACTCTGCCACGTACAAATGGTATGTGTATGTCCAAACTCTTTTCGGTCACCGTAGAACACACCAACATCCAGTCCCATATTAACGTAGTCTGCTTCTGTCTGTGTCACTAGACTCTTGTTAGGTACAATAACAATAGTACGACCATGTGCTTCGCATCTATGACTTAGTACGGCTGTTATAAGTGTTTTACCTGCTCCTGTTGCTACTTCCTGCAGGCTCTGCGGGTTGCTAAGGAAGTTGTTGATAACCTCTACCTGATAGTCACGTAG